TACACAAAAGAAGGATTATGACCCATACAAAGTGCTCTAACTTTATTCGTGTAGCAGATGGTTTAGATGTAAAACCATTGATTAAATTGCTTGATGCTAAACCTGAGTTATGGAAAGAAATCACAGCAAGGCAAACGTTTATGAACTCACCACACAAAGACACAGAGTCAATCTACGTTAGAGGACCATATGCAATGTCTCATTACTACGTCATGTGGGATACAGGATCATACGACTATCCGTGTATGGAATATTTAAAACCAGCATTAGTGCCATTAATGCAACCAGTATTAAAAAAGCTTATGGTCGAAGACATGGGGCGTGTGCTTATAGTTAATCTCAAACCTAGTGGCCACATAATAAAACATAATGACCAAGGAAAATATGCAGATAAATACGCTCGGTTTCATTTAGTTGTCAAATCTAATCCACATTGTAGTCAAACTTGTGGTGATCAAAAGCAAAAGTTTGAGGTAGGCGAGGTCTGGTGGTTTAACCATAAGAAACTACATACTGCGGACAATGTTGGCACTACAGACAGAGTGCATATAATATTTGATTGTGTACCAAAAGATTTTTTATGACCAGTGTGACCGTAACTGCTGATAGTACAGCTACTGTAAACGAAAGTAGAGTACCTAAAACAGAAATTAGACTCTGCACGCTAGATGAATTTAAGGTTGTAGCAGACCATTTGTTTCAAGAGCATTACGATGAAATTGCTCGTAACAAACAAGTAATGAAGCTAAAGCCTAATTGGCCTTTGTACGAAACAACTGCCCAATCAAACTCATTGTTTATTTATATAGCGATGCAAGATAATGTTTGTATTGGTTATTCTATGAACTTTGTTAGCAATCATTTTCATTATGCTGACCTAATAGTCACACAGAATGACGTTTTGTTTGTCAAAAAAGAATTCAGAAGTGGCAGGTTAGGTTTACGTTTAATAAAAGCTACCGAAGAGCACGCAAAATCTATTGGATGCAAACTTATGTTATGGCACGCCAAAGAAAACACCGCACTGGTTTCATTGTTACCGAGACTAAAATACGGTGTACAAGAAATTATTTATTCTAAGGAGATTTAACTATGGTAGTTGCAGCCGTAACAATAGGTGCTATCAGCACTGGTGTCCAAGTGTACCAAGGTATACAACAGCGAAAGGAGCAAAAGAAACAGTTAGCAGCACAGGAACGTGCAAACGCTAAAGCTGCTGCTGATCGTGAAAAGGCAATGGAATTAGAATCACAAGAATATAACAAAGCAAACAGAAAGAAACCTGATGTAGGCGGTATTGAAGGCGGTATAGCAGCAAGGCAAGGAGCAGGTGCTGGAGGTACATTGCTTACTGGACAACAAGGTGTAAATCCAGAAGAGCTACAACTAGGTAGCAATACATTATTAGGCGGTTAAACAATGAAAACCAAACGTGCTGATCTCTTAACTCGGTGGGGTCACCTTAGATCTGAGAGGGCAACGTGGTGGTCGCATTGGCAAGAAATAACAACATATTTATTACCAAGAAATGGACGTTATTTTGAGCAAGATAGAAACAAAGGCCATAGAAGGCATAACTCTATATATGACAACACTGGCACAAGAGCATTAAGAACTCTTGGTGCTGGCATGATGGCAGGTGCGACATCCCCTGCAAGACCTTGGTTTAGACTAGCTACTGCTGATCCAGATCTTAATAAGTTTCCACCTGTCAAATTATGGTTAGCTGGTGTTACTGAACGTATGCAATTAGTGTTTACTAAGTCCAATACATACCGAACATTGCATGGAATATATGAAGAATTAGGAGCATTTGGAACGGCAGGGTCAATTATTTTACCTGATGAAAAAAAAGCAATACATCATTACCCAATAACTTGTGGGGAATATGCAATAGCACAAGATTATCAAGGCAGAGTTAACACTTTGTACAGAGAATTTCAAAAAACAGTAGGAGAAGTTGTAAGAGAGTTTGGATATAGCAAATGTTCAACGTCTGTTAAAAACTTGTACGACAGAGGTTCATTGGATCAGTGGATTACATTAATTCATGCAATAGAACCAAGAGATGATAGAGAAAGAGATTTTAGCAAGAAAGATAATGTAAATATGAGATACAAATCTTGTTACTTTGAACAAGGCGGTGATGGCGAAGATGTATTACGAGAAAGTGGATTTAATGATTTCCCTGTCGTTGTTCCTAGATGGGGAATATCTGGTGGTGATATTTATGGCAATTCACCGGGAATGGAATCGTTAGGTGACATAAAACAGTTACAACACGAGCAATTACGCAAGGCACAAGGCATTGATTACCAAACAAAACCACCATTACAAGTACCTAGCTATTTAAAAAATAGGGATGTAGATAGTTTGCCGGGTGGAGTTACGTTTATTGATGGCCAACAAGGCAAGATTGAGACAGCATTTAACGTAAGTCTTAATTTACAACACTTGTTAATGGACATACAAGACGTAAGACAACGAATAAACAGTAGTTTTTATGCTGATTTGTTTCTTATGTTGGCAAATGCTACTGACACACGCATGACAGCAACAGAGGTAGCAGAACGTCACGAAGAAAAACTGCTTATGTTAGGTCCTGTATTAGAAAGATTGCACAATGAATTATTAGATCCATTGATTGATATTACATTTACACGCATGGTGGAAGGTGGCTTAGTGCCACCAGCACCAGAAGAATTACAAGGAATGGAACTAAGTGTTGAATTTGTGTCAATGTTGGCACAAGCACAACGTGCTATTGGTACAAATAGTGTAGATAGATATACAAATACAATGGGTGCTATTGCACAAATGAAGCCAGACGTACTTGATAAGTTTGATTCTGATGCATGGGCAGACAATTATGCTGATATGTTAGGCATTGATCCAGAATTAATTGTTCCCGGTAAACAAGTTGCCATGATAAGACAGGCAAGAGCAGAACAACAACAAGCAATGGCACAAGCAGAAGCACAACAACGTGCTGCTGACAACATAGCTAAAATGGGTAAAAATGATGCTGGCAATATGCAAGACATTATTAACCAATTTAGTGGTTACAATTCACCATCACCAATGGAGGTATAAAATGGCTGACCCGAATTTTACAAAGATGTCACCTGATTTTAAAAAACGGTACAGAAAAATGATTGAACAACATAATAAAGAGCAAGAACAAAAGAAAAAAAATAAATCAAAATTAGAAAAATTCGCAGATAAATTATATGGAGGTAAATAATGGATTTAATTGATTTAAAGAAAGACCCACAACCTATTGACAGCAATGAGATGTATGAAGAACCGATGTATAGCTACGGTTTGTGTATATCGTTAGGTAGAGAAGAGTTAGAAAAGTTAGGTATAGAAAAGTTACCAGAAGCTGGCAGCGAAATGATGATTAAAGCTATAACCTATGTCAAAACTGTTAGAGAAAGTAAAGAGAAAGATGGTGTAGAACAAAATGTAGAACTACAAATATGTGCAATGGGTATAGAACCTTTTGACAAAAGCAAAGATCAAGCAGATGGATTGTATGGTGAAAAAGCAGCAACAGCACCACCCAAGGCAGAACCTGCTACTAAAACAACTACATACTTAGCGTAGGAGGTTATCATGTTTCGCAATTTTTTAAATACAAAAGAAGATCAAAAAAATAGTAAAATTACAACTATTGATAAGTTGGACGGAAACAAACTGCCATATAATCAACAGTTTATAAAAGAATACGAAACCAAAATACAGAATGGTGAGAAAACTACAATAGGAGAAAAATATAAATACACAAAAGAAAGAAAATTACAAAGAAAATACGAATTAGAAAAACTTTATCCAAGCATGGGAGGTAATTAAAAATGAGTAAAGGTTTATGGGCTAACATACACGCAAAACGCAAAAGAATTAAAGCAGGTTCTGGTGAACGTATGCGTAGTAAAGGTGATAAGGGTGCACCAACTGATAAAGCAATTGCAAATAGTCAAACAAGCAAAAAGGATAAAGCTAAGAAGCTATACCCTAAAATGGCGTAGGTGTGACCGTAACACAGTTATAACTCGATATATTAGAGCATGAGCGAATACAATCCACTCGATCTTAAAAGCCAACAGAAATCTAAAGACAACAAAAAGTCTGCGGAAAGAATTGACCGACAGAACGAGGAATCGGATATAAAGTGGCTCATGAGCAGCAAGAGGGGTCGCAGATTAGTCTGGAGACTTTTGGAACAAGCAGGTGTATTTCGATCATCGTTCAACACTAATGCAATGGCTATGTCTTTTGCAGAAGGTAACAGGAACTATGGTTTGCAACTCCTTAACTTAGTTCATACTCTTTGCCCAGAACTTTATCCGACCATGATCAAGGAGCAAAAAAATGTCAGAAATGCTGATGACGGAAGCCAACCAAACCAATGAAGGCGATACGCAGCAGCCAGTAGAAGGAGCTACAACAGAGCAAACTACTACTGACACACAGCAGCAAGCTGAAAGTGTACAAGAACAACAAGTTTCGGATGAAACCCCTGTTGAAAGTGAAACTAGCGAATCAGAAGTGCCACAAGGTGCTCCTGAGACATACGAGTTCAATACTAAATTATCTGACGATTCTTCTGAACTCGACCCCGAAATAGTTACTACATTCGGTGAAGTCGCTAAAGAACTTGATCTGCCACAAGACGCTGCACAAAAAGTATTAGATAAAGTTGCCCCTGCTATGCAAGCAAGACAAGCCAAACTTATTGAAGATACTAAAATTGAATGGGCAAACCAATCACAATCAGATCAAGAATTTGGTGGTGAAAATTTATCCGCAAATTTAGAAGTTGCAAAACAATCTCTCGATGCTTTTGGTACTGATGCTTTTAAGTCGCTGCTGCAAGAATCTGGCTTGGGCAATCATCCCGAAGTAATTCGGTTTATGTACCGAGCAGGTAAGGCAATAAGTGAAGACAGTTATGTTGGTAATTCTCAAGGAGCTAACCCTCGTGGTTCAAATATTCCAAAAGATTTTAACGGCATAGCTAACGCACTGTATTCTAATCAGCAAAACAAGTAAGGAGTTATTAAATGGCTACTCTCTCATCATCAAATTTAACACTAGCGGATTGGGCAAAAAGATCTGACCCAGACGGTAGAGTTCCAATTGTTGCAGAACTATTATCACAAAGCAACGAAATACTAGACGATTGCGTTTTTAAAGAAGGTAATTTACCTACTGGAGAACGTGTTGTTATTAGAACTGGTTTACCCGGTGTTTACTGGAGAGCACTTAACCAAGGTATTCCATCAAGCAAGTCAACAACAGCACAAATTGACGAAGCTTGCGGAATTCTTGAAGCTCGTTCTGAAGTAGACAAAGACTTAGCAATGTTAAATGGTAACACTGCACAGTTCCGTTTATCTGAAGATACTGCGTTCTTGGAAGCAATGAACCAGACTCAAGCAGAAACAATGTTTTACGGTAATCCCGGAACAGATCCTAAAAAGTTTTTAGGACTTGCACCAAGATATGGTGATTTATCTGCTGACAACGCAGTAAACATTCTTAATGCAGGTGGATCAGGTTCTGATAACGCTTCTGTATATCTAGTTGTTTGGGGTGATAACACTGTATATTGTCCTTTCCCTAAAGGATCTAAAGCAGGTTTAACTCATGAAGATCTAGGCGAGCAAACTGTTTACAACAGTGACGGTACAAGACTACAAGCTTTTGCTACTCGTTACCAGTGGAAGAACGGTTTGGTTGTTAAAGATTGGAGATACGTTGTTCGTATTTGTAACATTGACATTTCTGACCTATTAGCAGGTTCTAACACACAAGCTGCAAGTGCATCTACTGCTCTTATCAAGCTTATGGCTAGAGCGTTGTATAGAATTCCAAACATGGCAATGGGAAGAGCAGCATTCTATATGAATAGAACTGTTCACTCAGGATTATCTATAGCAGCACTTGATAAGTCACAATCTGTATTGGCTATACAAGAAGGTCTATCACAGTTTGGATCAGCACAAAGCTACTTATCATTCCTTGGAGTACCTCTAAGAAGAGTTGATGCGTTGCTTAACACTGAATCTGCGGTAAGTTAACTTTTTTATTAACAAAGGAGATCTAAAATGATTACAGACAAACTGCTCCGAGTGAGCGAAGATCAAGCAATTACTACAACTGCTTTTTCTACTGACACTATTGATCTAGGAATAGCTAGAGATATAGGTGAAGGTACTGCGTTATACATGAACTTTGCTGTAACCACTGCATTAGCAAACGGTACAAGTGTAAAGTTTGAAGTTGTTATTAGTGACAACGCTAACTTGTCTAGTCCTGTTGTTGTTGGAAGCAGCGATGCAATCCTTACAGCAGCACTTACAGTTGGTAAGAACGTAGTAGTACGCATTAACCCAGACATTGCTGGCAAAGGTAAAAGGTATTTAGGTGCTAGATACACAGTTGCTGGTACATTTAACGCTGGTAAAGTTACTGCTGACGTTGTAGAAACAATCGGTGACGGACAGAAGTACTATGCTTCTGGCTTTACCGTAGCTTAATAAGGAGAATCTATGCCTATTTATAGAGCTAAAACTAAGTGCTTTGTTGGTCAATCCATGAGAGAAGCTAACGAAGAGTTTGAATACAATGGAGAGTTCAATAGTAATATTGAATTAGTTGGCGGACCTACCATTGAAGAAAAACCAACTACTCAATCAATTGATTACGAATCAATGACTAAAGCTGAACTTGAAGTGTATGGTCGTTCTGTTGGTGTTGAACTAGATAGAAGACAAACTAAAGACACTCTAATTAGTCAACTAGTAGCAGCTAATAAGTAGGCATTAGTTTTCTTATTTTCTTACTGGGGGCTAGTAGTAATACTGCTAACCTCCTATTTTTTTAGGAGATGACATGGCAACTGAAGTAGACATTTGCAACCTTGCCTTGGCACACTTAGGCGATGATGCAACAATAGCTTCGCTTAATCCACCAGAAGGATCAGCACAAGCAGAAAAAGCTGCACGTTTTTATCCAATAGCAAGAGATACCATGTTAGAAATGCACACATGGAATTTTGCATCTAAACGTGGAAATCTTGCATTATCTACTAATACACTCGACCAATGGGAATATGCATATGTAGCACCTGCGGACATGATGTCTCCTGTCGCAATAATATCTCCTTCAGCCCAAAACGATTATGCTACAAGAATGTCTGCTGGCGATACACCCGGTGGAATTACATCTAACTATGCACCAACAATTGTAGCTGGCCAATATTCACCACAACAATTTGCAGTAGAGGGATCATTTATTTATACAAACCAAGAAAATGCAATGTTAAGATATCAGGCTAAAATTACTGACCCATCAGAATTTAGTTCGTTATTTGTTATTACGTTAGCTTGGCACTTAGCATCAATGCTTGCAGGTCCAATAATAAAAGGTGACCAAGGTATGGCAGAAGCCAAACGGTGCACACAAATGATGACAGGATATTTAACAACTGCAAAACAACAAGATAATTTACACAGAGATATAACTGTCGAACATATAGTTCCTTGGACATCTGGGAGGTAATTAATGCCTGTAACACGCACGTTTTCTAGAGCATTTGGTGGAGGTGAAATATCACCAGAAATGTTTGGCCGTATTGATGATAAAAAATACCAAACTGGTGCTGCAACAATGCGTAATTTTATTGCAAAACCACAAGGACCTGCTGAAAATAGACCGGGTTTTGCATATGTAGCAGAAGTAAAAAATAGTGCACAAACAGTAAGATTATTATCTTTTACTTTTTCTACAACACAAACTATGGTTATAGAATTTGGTGATGAATATTTTAGGTTTCATACACAAGGTCAACCTTTATTATATGTTGATGGATCTGCGTGGAATGGTGGTACTAATTATGCTATTGGCGATATAGCTAAACAAAGTGGCGTTAATTATTACGCTAAAACAGCACATTCAAATAGTCAGCCACCAAACGCAACTAATTGGTATCCATTGCCAACAAGTCCTAATATTTATGAAGTACCTCATCCATATCAACAAGCAGAATTGTTTGATGTGCATTATGTACAATCTGCTGATGTTATGACGTTAGTTCATCCTAATCATGCACCTAGAGAATTAAGAAGATTAAGTGCAACTAAATGGGAACTAAAAACAATTAACTTTGCAAGTCCATTAGCATCACCAACAGGAGTTAGTGTTACTGCATACATACCATCATCTAGTAGCACAAACAGTGATACTTACGAAGCACATGAATATGTAGTCACAGCAGTAGCAAGTAATTTAACTGATGAAAGTTCTCAATCTAATTCTGGGTCTGTACAAAATAATATTTATGTAACAGGAGCTAAAAATACAATTACATGGAATGCTGTTAGTGGAGCATCAAAATACAGAGTATATAAAGAACAAGCTGGACTATATGGATTTATTGGTGAAGTATCAGGAACAACAATTGTAGATGCAAACATAGGTCCTGATTTTTCTAGAACTCCACCTATATACGAAAACGAATTTCAAAGTGCAAATAATTTTCCGGGAGCAGTTTCTTATTTTGAACAGCGTAGAGTGTTTGCTGGTACTAATAATGAACCGCAAAGCATATTGATGACTAAATCTGGCACTGAAAGTAATATGTCTTTTGGCCGTCCTATTAGAGATGATGACCGTATTAAATTTAAAGTTGCTGCTCGTGAAGCAAATACAATACGACACATAGTTCCATTAACACAATTACTATTGCTTACTGGATCAGCAGAATGGCGAGTATCATCTATTAACAGTGACGCTATAACACCTACATCTATATCAGTAAAACCACAATCTTATGTTGGTGCAAATAATGCACAACCTGTAATTGTAAATAACAGCATGGTATATGCTGCTGCTCGTGGTGGGCATATAAGAGAACTAGGTTATAACTGGCAAGCTAACGGATTTATAACAGGTGATTTATCTCTCCGTGCTCCACATTTGTTTGACAATTTAACAATAACAGATATGGCATTAGCGAAAGCTCCCATACCTATTGTTTGGTTTATAAGTAGTAATGGTAAATTATTAGGTTTTACATACGTTCCAGAACAAACTATTGGTGCATGGCATCAACACGATACTGATGGCACATTTGAAAGTGTTGCAACTGTATCCGAAGGAAATGATGATGTATTGTATTGCGTTGTAAAAAGAACTATTAATGGTGCAACTAAAAAATATGTAGAAAGATTAGGTACAAGATTGTTTGATAATGCACGAGATTGTTTTTTTGTTGATTGTGGTGCAACATACAATGGCACAAATACAGATACAAACCGGACAGTAACTATATCTGGCGGTACAAATTATACAAGAGGAGAAAGCGTTACGATAACAGCAAACTACAATTTATTCAATGCACCCCCAAGCCTTGATGATGTTGGCGATGCAGTTGTTTTATTAAGCGGTTCTAATTATTATCGTTGCAATATTACTGCTACATCAAGTGCAACAGTTGCAACAGTAAAGTTAGATGTAGATTTACCTGCAAGTTTACGCAATACAGGAATTACGACATACGAAGTAGCACGCAATGTTATTTCTGGTTTAAACCATTTAGAAGGCAAAACAGTAAGTATATTGGCAGATGCTGCGGTACATCCACAAAGAGTAGTGTCTAGCGGTTCTATTACATTAGACCGTGCATCTAGCGTTGTTCATGTAGGTCTAGAATATGAAAGTGATTTGCAAACATTACCGTTAGCTTTACAGGTAGAAGCTTTTGGACAAGGCCGTGTTAAAAATTTAAATCATGTATGGCTAAGAGTTTTAGAATCATCTGGTATTTTTGCAGGTCCTAGTGCAGATAAACTTATAGAAGCAAAACAACGTACAACAGAACCATATGGAGCACCACCAAGGTTAAAAACAGAAGATATAAAAATTATGTTAACTCCTACATGGCAAGATACTGGACAATTATTTGTACGCCAAACTGATCCATTACCATTAACAGTTGTAGGTCTTACATTAGAAGTAGCTATTGGTGGATAGTGTGACCGTAAGCAGATAAAATGTATGTATATTATAAAAATAAAGAGGTGTTGAACTTATGACATCATGGTCGGCAATGAATAAATTCCAAAGATTTGGCGTGGTAAGCGAAGGTTTTGGATTAGTAGGTGGATTAATAGGAAATTTTTTTGCTGCGGATGAAAAGAAATATCAATTACGAAGTCAGGCATTAAATTTTGAACACCGTCAAACAATGGCAAAATTAAATGCTAAATCTTTAACTAGGCAATCTCAACACGTTAAAAGACAATACGACAAACAAATGATGATTAAAAGTATGCAATATGGTCAAGCATTTGGAAAAGACACAGCAAGTTTTGCTGCAAGAGGTGGTGCTATAGGTTATGGAAGCACAAGAGATGTGCAAGTTAGTAAAGCAGTAATGAAAGAAATAGACTTATTAACTATGAATGTAAATAAAGTGAAAGCAGCAGGTAATGTGCGTATGCAAGGTGTAGATCAATCTATAAATGCTGAATTGTATGGAGTTAGTGCAGGTAATATGTTTGCCAGTGCAAATATGGTTAGTCCGTGGATGAATATGAGTAGCACGTTAATGACAGGTGCAGGTTCTTTAGCAAGTAAATTTGCATAACTATGGCAATAGTACCAACAGAACAATTACAAACTAATGCACCACCAACTATTAGTGGTGGTAGTGTTACAGCAATGAAAGGTGGTGTTGCTGATGACATATTAACCATGAGTGCTGCCCAACGTAAAATGGGTAATGATGTTTTTCAAATAGGAGAACAAATACAAAGAGAAAGAGATGATGCTGTTGTAAATGAAAAATTTACAGATTTTGCGTCTTTTGCTAATGAAAAGTCAACACAATACCAACAATTAGAAGGATTAGACGCAGTAAGAAAAACAGGTGATGACACAGACGGTAGTGGTATAACAACTACATATGACAATTACACTTCAGAAATAAATGCATACGGCAATTCTATATTAGAAAGTTTAGAAAACGAAGATCAAAAAAAAATATTTAAAGCAAAATTTCAAGCACAAATGGGTATAGTTACAAACAACATGACTACCCATTCTATAAGTCAATTAGCTAAATATAATAAAAATGAAAGAGTTAAAGGCATAGATAATCTTGTTGAAACTACAGCTTTAAGTTATAAAAATTTTTTAGACAATAGTGGATCTTTTGTTATTGGGGAAACTTCGTTAGAAGTAAAATTTGAAGAACATAGAATAAAAAGTGGGTGGGGTGTAAACAGTAGTCAGTACCATGATTTTAGAAATGACAAACTTGCTCTTTTAAATGAACACGTTTTAGAAGCTATGCAAGCTGATAAAAGATATAAAGAAGCAATGATTTATATAAGCCGTGCTAGAGAAAAAAATCAGATGAATAACAAGCAATACAATGAATACAAGAAAACTATAGAAGAAGGTTACATTGCACAGACAGGTAAAGAAATTGCTATTGATTTATTTAATTTAGATGAAAATTCTAATAGCGGAGAAGATAAATCTAGTTTAAATGCAATTATGGTACTAAGTAGTACTCGTACATTAGATGACGGCAACGGATATGCAGTAGCTGGTGGTTTTAGTGCTGGTGACGGAATTGATGTTGTTAATGCGGAAGAAGGAGATTTAAGAGAAAATTATCAGACACTAAAAGATCAATCTAAATTTTTTAAAGAAGGTAGCACAGTTTCATTACCTCCAGAACATAACACTATGTATCTGTTTGTAATGTCAAAGATTGGTGTTGATGATGCGGATAATGTATTTACAAAAGCAAAATCTTTAGCTGGTGGTAAAGATGCAACAAATGAAGATATTATTGCAAACGTAATTAAGTTAACCAATGAAAAAGTTGCTGCTAAATTTGGAGCAGCAGAAGGCAATAATTACACACAATTAATTGCTAATGATTTGGTTACATTACAAGGGCAAATAGATTACACATGGAAAGATAATGATGAAGAAACAGCACAGGGTGAAGTTAGGTTTGATGATTACGGTATTCCTTTAAAAACTGATTTATATAAAATTGCAGAAGCAAATATAAAAGACAAAGATTTACTTAAAAAAGTAAAAGAAAATATAGATGCAATGCATACTGAAAAAACAGAAAATGCAGAAGAAGATTACAATGCTAAAAAAGAAGCATTATTTGAAAAAGCATTTTCTAAACCTAATGGCCATTTAGAAATAAATGAAAAAGACAAAGCATTTTTAAATAAAGAAGATAAAAAAAATTTAGAAGCTGGTTTTGCAGAAGAAGATGATTATGACTTGTTAATAGAACTTATAGATAATCCAAGTCTTTTATTTATAGGTGATGCAAAAAATCCCGGTTTTGAACAATACAGACATAGGTTAACTGATAGAACTTTTACAATGATGTATGCAAAAATAAGAGAAGGTAAAGTAGGTGGTAGTGGCAGTAATAGTGGAAGTGGATCTACTTCTGTAGATATGGATGTATATAAACAAAAATTACAAGAATATGGATATACAAAAATATTTAATAAAAAAAGTGAAGCAGCAAAACTTGATTACATACAAATAGCAAATGCATGGAAAGACCAAGTAGAAGACGCTAAGAAAAATGGAGTTAATTTAGACAGGCAAAAAAAAGAAGCAATTTTAGAAAGTATATTGGCAAATAAAGTGCAACTAAGCGGTGGTATATCTCTTGGTACAGGATATGGCAAGGAGTATGTTGTAGCTGCTGTTGACCCTGATCAACTAAGTAAAACATATAGTTTAGTTATAAATCCAAAAGATGGATTAAAGACAAAAGTATTTCACAATAAAATACCAAAAGAAGTTCGTGATTATATGTTGGAAGGTTATGAAAGAAATGGTATTAGATTAAGCTATCAAGAAATGGCAGAGAGATGGGTACAACTAGGTATGCCAAGGTCAAAAATAGATGCGGAGCACGCATATAACCAATCTATAGGACTTTATGGAAAGGTAGATAAATTATGACAAATTCATTTAACGCATTTGATGAAATTCTTCAAAACGAAAGAAATATAGTTGGTAATGTTCCAAAATCAAACAATGATTTTAATGCGTTTGATCAATTATTAAAAGACGAAGAAGAAGAAAGAAGAAATATGATACGAGCCAATATGCGTCTTGTGATGGAAAAAGATCCTGACAAGGTTGGTAAGGCACAACAAATGGCATTAGATTTAGAATTGCCAGAAGGCGTTGCATTAGATAGTGATACTGCAATTAATGCATTAATAAAAAAACAACAAATAAAACGTGCTAGAGCTTACGAAAGATCATTATATGATCCTGTTTTAAGAAAACAATTAACAGATAAAAACTTTGCTGCAATTGCACATGACAATGTAGAAAATTTAAATGCAATATCATATGTATTTAATGGTATAAAAAATTTACCAGAAAACGTATCGCAAGGTTTTGAAAAAGGTAGGTTACAAACAAGAATAGGAAAAATTGGTAATTTAAAAAAATCTGGCAAAGGCAATGAAGCATTAGATTTAGAACTGGCAAAATTAAACGAAAGAGTTGAGCAGTTACAAAGCGATGGATCTGGGTTTTGGGAAGAAGCGTCAACAGTTGTTGGACAAATGTCTAAGACAGTAAAGACAGGATTAGAAGGTGGTTCTGCTGGTGCTGCAATAGGATTTGGATTAGGTTCAGTTACAGGACCGGGTTCTATATTTACTGCTAAAGGTGGGTTTGTTGTTGGCTTTATGACAACAATGGCTTTAGAAAGCTACAAGATAGAAGCAGGTCATTCGTACTTAGAAATGATTGAAGAGGGTATAGATGAAGAAACATCGAAACATATATCTACAGGTGTTGGTTTAGTAAATGCAGCACTAGAATTTGGTGGTGCAGGTGTAGTATTTAAACCTTTAATAAAAAAATATTTAGCAAAAGAAGTTACAAAAAAATTAGTAAAAGAATTAGCAAAACCAACAATGCGTAAAGCATTTATAGATTTTAGTAAAAACGCAGTAATAGGCAGCACATTAGAATCATTAACTGAAACAGGTCAGGAATTTAGTAATGTTATAGGTCGTGATTTAGCCGTGCAGCTAGGAGACTATCCTGATTTAGAAGTTAAAATGAATACAAGAGAAGGTCGTGATGAGATATCTGACAGGTTGGTTACAACTTTTATTAAAAGTATGCAAGCAATGTCAATACTAGGATTAGTGCCTGCTGGTGGTAATTTTGTAATAGATGCACGAAGAGCACAACAAGCAAATAAAGATACTGCTTTTTTAGAAAAAGTTTATGGAATGTCTGTAGAAGACAAAACTAGAAAAAGAAATCCAAAACAATACAGAGCACTTATTAATAATCTTGCTGTCGAAAATGGTGTAGAAAATTTGTATATAGAAGCTGATGTATTAAATCAGGCATTAAAAGACTCTGGTATTACTATTGAAGATTTAGAAGTAGCTTCTCCAGACATTGCACGAAAACTACAAGAAAAAAATGAAGGTGGAGGTGTAGGTACTGTTGAGATGCAAACTGGTGAATATTTTTCTCAACTAGTTGGAACACAAGTTGGCGATGTAATAAAACCTCATGTACGCAAAACTGAAAAAGGTATGAGCACAGTTGAGTATGCACAGTTTTTAAAAGATCGACCTGCGTTAGAGCAAGAAATGATAGATGCAATAACAGTAGATAGTCAAGCTGTACAAGACTTTGAACTTGATGCTGCTGATGTTAAAAACACTATTGCTAACCAATTAAGAAATGCTGGTTTAAAATATACAAAAAATAATATTTCTGATTTATCTACATTTGCTCGTGATTTTATTGTTACTCAAGCAAAAGAACTAGGTATGTCACCTAGTGAATTTTTTAGTCAGTTTTATTACAACATTAAAAATGAACAACAAGTTAATAGAAATGTAGAAGCTTTTACTTTAAACCAATTGTTTACGCCTGATGGCCAAGTAAAAACTGATAGTCAAACCTTCACTGAATTTTTTAAAAATTCTAAATTAATTGAAAAAGATGGCACACCACAAATAATTTATCATGGTACTTCTGATAGTTTAAAAGGTTTTGATCCTAACAACCCTACAAAAAAAGATGATGGTTGGGCAGGTTCTGGAGTATATGCAGTTAGAGGAAAAGATGCACAAAATTTTGCAGACACATATGAACAAAAAAATAAAGGTGTAAACGCAACAACTAGTTTGCCTTTGTATGCAAAACTAGAAAATCCTTACATAGCAACAGCAGCAGAAAAAAATCAAATAAGAGAAGGAGGTAAAGCAGCGTCTGAAGCTTTTAGAAATAAATTAATAGAAAATGGCCATGACGGTATTATTATGCCGTTAGATAATAATAATCAAGAAATAATTATTTTTGATTCTAATAATGTAAAAACTACAGATAGAAGTGGCACTTGGGAAAAAGAAACGCAAAAATTATTAGATGATATAGAAGAAGGCGAAGTATTTGAACAACGTGCAAAACCACAAGAACAAGGTAAACTTGTACCTGATAATGTTAAACAAACAAATAAATTAGAAAATAGTTTTGATTTTGCTAAAAGTAAACCTTTTCCAACTAATAGGCAATTCAAAATAGAACTACAAGAAAGAGTAAAACAGGCTGCTAAAGAAGCAGGTATTGATGTTAATGATGCGTCAATAGAAACAGAAAAATATTTAGTAGAGACAATAATTGCTGATGCTAGATTTGCATTAATAGAAAATAGTAATGCTGTTGGTTGGTATAACGAAAAAGTAACTAAAGCAAAAAGAATATTATCACTTATACATCCAGAATTAGATACTGATCCGGTAGCTAATTTTGCATTTACTTGGGCGTTAGCTAACACTTCTAACATGATTAAAGTTGATAAAAACTTTGAGTTAGCAGAAAAAGCATATAGGCATTACAAAAAGACAGGTAAGTTTCCTACAAATATAGGCATTGGAAAAGCAACTGATGCTATTAATAACAACTTTAAATTATTTAACAGATTAATAAGAGAAAAACCTTTTGAAGAGCTAGAACAGTTTATGCAAACTCAACACACAGTTAGAGAAGTTAAAGCATATACAAACAGTAGTGTATCTGGTGAAAATTTATCTGAAATTGTATATGGTGCTGCGGTAATGGGCCCAAAAATTGGTAATGGATTTTATGCAAATTTAAAAGGGTTTTTTGAACAACTTACTATGGATAGATGGTTAATACGTTCATGGGGTCGTTTAACTGGAACATTAGTTTTAGATCAACGCAAGCAAGCAAATATGAAACGTGATCAATTAAAGCCATTATTAAAAGCATTAAGTTCTAAACAAAAGAAAAAATTACAAGATCTTATTGGTGTCAAAATTAGAATGACTAATTTAGATGAAGTTGCTGTTGCTATAGACAATGCGAGTACTGATAAACCAAATAGAAAAATAATGAATGAAATTGCAACTATAAAAGATCAACCAGAGTTAGAACAAACAATAATAGATATATTAGGCAAACCTAGAAAAGGATCTGTAAGAATAGGTATAGGGGATGAAATAAGAAAAAATGGTGTTAGTTACACAAAATTTTTAGATGGCCAAAAAGAAGCACCAAGCGGAGCACCAGAAAGAAGATTTATTAGAAAAGTATTTAATCAAGCGTTGGACGTATTGCAACAAGATAATCCAGATCTTACAATGGCTGATTTGCAAGCGTTGTTATGGTATCCCGAAAAAAGATTGTATGATTCTGCTAAACTAGTAGAAGCAGAAGACACTAAAGGTTATGTAGATGACGAAGCACCAGACTACGCTAATGCTGCTGTAGGATTAGCAAAAACATTTGGCATTTCTGACGTTGACATACAATCCACAATACAGGAGGTAGACCTTGAAATTCAAAACCAGAGCATTGACAGAGCAAGAGTTGCTGAATCAGGAGAAAGAAGACCAGATGGAATACAACAGGATAATGAAACTTACCGACAAGGACGAAGAGATATTGAGTCCAGAACAGATGAAAGAACTGGACTTCCCCTCAACCCAGACGGAACAGTTACTGTCTACCACCACACCAACAAACGAGCAGCAGACAGCATCAGAAAGTCCGGTGAACTTAAAAGTGCTGGAGAACCTGATGTCTACGTTACCACCAGAAATATCCCAGATACTGGCTATGGTGATACCGCAGTTGGACTCAGAGTCGACCCTTCTAGACTTAGTCTCGATGATGAATTCTCAAATGGACGGAGAGATTTCAGACTCTCAGTTGGAAAGCCTAGAGGGTCTGTTCGAGTAGATGTAATAAATTTAGAAGAAGAAAGTAAAATATTTTCACAAGCACAAACTCCAAAAGGATCTAGAGGACAATTTGATCCTAAAAATTTAACAACTATTTTAACTAAAGAAGCTGATTTATCTACGTTTTTACATGAGACAGCACACTATATGTTGACCGTCATGGAAGAATTAGTTGCTAGTGGGAAAGCAACACAGAGAATGATTGATGATTTTGATAAGTTATTAGACTTTTTTGATGTAGCAGACTTTGATACATGGAACAAATTATCATTAAATGAAAAAAGAAAATACCATGAGTCTTTTGCATATAATTTTGAAATATATATGGCAGAAGAAAAGGCTGCACCTAATGTAAAATTACAAGAAATATTTGTAAGATTTAGAAATTTTTTAACCAGAATTTATCAATCAATTAGAGGTGAACTAAATGATTTGTATAAAGCAGAAAATGGCGTAGACCTGCCAATACTTACAGATGAGATTAGAGGTGTTATGGATCGTATGTTGGCTAGTGAACAAGAAATTATACAATCACAAAAAATATACAATATGAAGCCTATGTTTGAAACACAAGAGTCAAGTGGGATGAATGACGCAGAATGGGCAGAATATACAAAGAATATACAAGAAGCACAAGATGAAGCTATAAACGAACTTAGTAAAAAAAGTGTAGCTCAAATGAAATGGTTAGAAAATGCTAAAAGCAAAGAAATAAAAAAATTACAAAAAAAGGAAAGAGAAACACGCAATAAAGTAAAAAATGAAGAAATGGAAAAAGCTAAAAAAGAAAAAGCATATAGATTACAAGCATTTTTAAAAACAGGTAAAACTGTTAATCAAGAAGGTGAACCAATAGTAGTTGATAAAGTACCAAAAATTAGAAAAGCAGACGTTAAAAATTATATACCTTTTTACGATGCTACAGACGAATTAAAAAGATTAAGAGGTATGGTTGCTGACGATGGAGTACCTGCGTCATTATTAGCAGAATTGTTTGAATACGAATCATCTGCTGCAATGATTAATGCGTTAGTTGATTTACAAGATATAAAAGATCTTGTTAAAGAACGTACAGACAGAATTATGTTAGAAGATTACAGTGAATTGTCTGACCCTAAACAGCAACTATTAGCTGCGTTAGAAGCTATACATAATAAAGCAAGAGCAAAATTTATTGCAACAGAACTTAGATTTTTATCTAAGGCTATGCAACCAGTACGTTATCAGGTTGCAGCAGCAAGACAGGTTGCAAAAGATATATTGGCAAAAACACCGTTAAAAGAAATAAAACCTTCACAATTTGCACGAGCACAAGCACGAGCAGTAAAGCTTACAGAAAAAGCCATGATGGAAGGCAACACTAAACAAGCTATAGCAAAGAAACGTGCTCAATTAGTACAACATGAGTTAGCTCGTGAAGCTATAAGAATACACAATGTATATAAAAAAGCAGAAAAAGACTTTGATAAATTTTTTAAGAAATCAGATAAAGATTTAAAAAATACTAGAAATATAGATTTAATTAATGCTGCAAGGTCAATACTAGCTGCTTATGGTGTAGGACCTGCGGTAGATAATCCTACAATATATTTAGAAAAATTAGCAGCATATAATCAAGACGTTTATTTAAGATTGCAACCAATAATAGAAGATGCTACAAGTTTTGGTGCAAAAGAATTAACTGATTTAACGGCACAACAATTTGAAACTTTATATGAACAAATACAATCTCTTGATTATCAATCAAGAATGGACAAAGTTATAGAAAAAGATGGGAAAAAAGTAAGTTTAGAAAGAGAGGTAGCAACACTAAGTTATGAATTAGATCGTATAGCATTTATAAAAAATAACGAAGCAATAGGACAAAAGGGTACACTTACGAGAATGGAAGAAATAAGGTATGCGTTTCAAGGATTAGAATCTACTACTGCTCGTGTAGAACATATGATGGATAATTTTGATGGTGCAGTAAGAGCAGGTGCAGGTGCAACATTAGACCGTGCTACGGCAGAAGCTGGTCCTTTTACAAAATTAATTTGGCGTCCTGTTAAAAATGCATTAGATGCATATAGACCAGAAAGAAATAAATTTACAAAGAAATACGCATCAATGCTGCAAATGTTGGCAGAT